GGTTTTGAGCATGCTTATAACGATGCGATGAAGGCCAAGAATGCAATGAAGGGACCATCCTATGATCACTAATGCAAACGATTTTATTTCTGTCAATCGGATTAATCAGCGCTTGACTCCGTTTAACACGGGGAAGGTGCAGATTGGTTTGTTGTACCAACCACCGCCTCCTGAGATGACGTATTCCGAGGAGATCATTCAGGCAGCGTTGTTGGGTACGGGATCGATTCACCAACCGGCACCTGCGTGGCCCGTGATCCTTGGTTCTGCCTTGTTGGCAATTCTTTTAATAACTTTGATCGGATAACAAATGCACGTTACAGAAACTATTTTTACGATATTGAAAGGATAACCATGTACGAATTCTTGTATGAATGTGACGAGCTTGGATTGGCGCTTAAGTGCTTCTTTGAGTATGAGCCGGCAGAGGTTGGCTCTGTGGAGCCTATGTCCGGTTTGAAGTTGGAGCCGGACTATCCGGAGGTGTGGACATTGGTTTCTGTGTTCTTGCCTAACAGTTCTGTTGACTTGAGCGGGGTTTTGCATCCGGATGTGATTTTTCGGATTGAGCAGGATGCGCCTATTTATTTTGAAGAGATGAGGAACGTTGTATGAAAAATAACCGGACATTTGTAAATGAGCCCGCGTTTCCGAATGAAGGGTTTAACGGATGGGGCGAACCATTCCAAGGGATGGATTTGCGCGATTACTTTGCTGCAGCCGCTATGCCTGTATTGGTGGCTAATTTTTTGGCGAAGGATTTGGACGCTACTGATCCTCACGGGTGGATGGAAGGTTTGTCGATGGATGCATATTCCATGGCCGATGCCATGATTAAACAAAGGAGCGAGAAATGACTGAACAAAGAGAACTGGAACTGCTGCGGCCATATGTTGCCGCTTGCGGGGAGTTTGTTACTAAGAATGCTGCATTGGAAAAGCAATTGAAAGCAATAGACCGGCTGCTGCTTGATGTGCTGATGGGTGACATTGATCCCATGCAGGCCATGATCAATCGTCAGAAGATAAAGGACGAGCATGAGGCGTGAACACACACCAGAGGACGTTCAAAAGATTGTGGACGGGTTTCGGCCTGATTGCCACAAATGCGTGAACCGCGATCCTTTGCCCATGACGCATCACATTCAATGCTTGGAGCCCAAGGCTTTGATCTCTGGTAATGCACGTGCTGCACAGAAGGGTTGGTTCCATTGGCCGTGGAACTTTGACCCTATTTGGTTGGAAGAGTGCAATAAGTATGAGGAGAAGGCATGAAACCAATAGCATGGTACGACCCAACTAACGGCATGGTCAGCACAGACAAAGACAGCCCTTTGTTTACACCGCTTGGTCAGGTGTGGCCTTTGTATACAAATCAAGAGCAAAAGCCTGTTCAAGTATCACCGCTTGAGTTTGTTGAGATGGTGATGGAGAAAGAACATTTAGTTGGCAAACCAATCTTTTGGGCTGAGTGGCCTAACAAGGAGAAGAAATGAAAAGAACCACTTGCCCCAATGGAATGGTCGATACTTGTTGTGAAAATTACGACGATTGCACCCTTAGTTATTACGACAAGGATGCTGAAATTAAACGCCTCAACGAAAAGATTGAGTTTCTTGCTAGAACCAATATGCTGTACAGCGATTGGGAGCACCGCGAAACACAAGTCACAAGCGATTTAATCCGCAAAGGTATTGAGGAACACAAAATCAATGCTGAGTTACGAGCAGAGATTGAACGTCTTAAAAAGCGCACATGGACTGGGCTGACGGATGGTGAAGTAGACAAGATGATTCTTCTCATGGGTTTTCCACCTGATTGGATAACAGAAAACGCCATCGTTAAAAATATTGTTCGTAATTTGGAAGCCAAACTCAAGGAGAAGAACGGATGACCACATACAAAGAACTAGGTGAGTTGATGCGCAATTTGCCCACGGATGAAACATGGCTGCCACTGTTTTTGGGGCGGCTTAAAGAGAAGGATCCCGAGATCTATCGATTGATGATGGAACAGGCAAAAGACAAGCTCAAGGAGAAAGACGGATGAGAGTCAGAAAGGTAAGGAATGAGAACAGGGTAGGCAAGATGACTTTGTCGGCCACGGAAGTGGCGCTTGCAAAGAAGATTGGCATATCGGTCGAGAAGTATGCCAAGAACTGCCTTGTTTTGATTGCCAAGAAACGCAGATGGAAATGGTTTTTTAACAGGGAGAACAAATGAGTTACATCGTGGCATCACTGCCGCCCATGAAGTGTTTTGTGAAGCGTGAGTTTCTGTACAACGATCACAAGGGCCACGGTGAGTTGGAGCCGGCCATTTGGGTCAGTCTTAAGGCGCTGCGCGGTCAGGTATTCAGGATTGAATCCCTGCTGCCTAACTACGGGGCGCTGTATGACAAGCTGCCGATCCATGCATATGTGTGGCTCGCGGACCATGGTAATTTGCCCATTGACACTTTGCAGTTATGGGATTGCATGGGCTATCAATTCACCATTGTTGAAAAGATTGGCCTGCGCAATCTTGGCGTGAAGTTTTTGGGTAAGGACAAGGAATGGCATTTTGGCAGGTACTTATTCACTGTGGACTTTTGTGCTGACGGGATGGAGTTGGACACGGGGTTTACGGAGCAGGCCGAGGAGCACAAGAGCTTTAACTTTATGGCCTTGGACAACGGTCAGTTTGCCTGTCAGCCCAACAATCGGTGCCTCTGGTATGACCAGAGTTTGATACCTGCTGAGACGAAGTTTCCTGACTTCCAAGCTGCGCAGAGGTTGTGGACAGTGGACGGCACGCGCAAATGGTCCGCGGGCGACGATTGGTTTTACAACATAGAGGAGAAGAAATCATGACCGACTGGACAAGTGAGGAGGACGAAGCTTTCAACGCTGTTGAAAAGCACAGCAACCTTGGCAAGCAAATCCTGCGGGACATCGAGGGGCAGCCGTACTACTACGATATTTTTGTATCGGTATCGCAGCGCAACGCGGTCCTTGAAGAGGTGGCCAAGGAAATTGAGAAGATGAAAGCTTTTGGCCCAGATACCATAGGCAGTTTTACTGTACACATCAGGAATATGAAAAAGTGAGTTTTACAACCAAACACTTGCAATTGGGGAGCAAACAGCATTTGCATAAATATCAACTTTGTAATAAATGTGAAGAGATGAGGCCACCGGAAGGTGGAATTCAAATGAGTGCAGCAAGATGGATATGCGCTTGCTGTTGGACCAAACGAGTAACAACGAGGAACCTTGTACAACATGCCAAGACCAAAACCACCAGAACCACTGAGAGGAAGACAGGTGAGGATGTCTGATAGACATTGGATGATTCTCAACCAATTAGGCGGAGCGGAATGGCTCCGGAATTTGTTAGATAAGAAGGCACCGATGCCTAAGAAATATTATGAAGTCTTTAAAACATCACAAGAAGCTGCAACCCCAAGAGCAGCCCCAAAAACCTTTGAGTCAAGAACAACTGATGGCGTGGTGGCCTTTCACAAGACTTGACCCAAAGTTATTTCCAAAACCCAACCAACGCGATTTATCGCAATATGAGGAGAGTCTGATATGAAAGCAACTAAACGTAAAGTCCCATCAAGATCCAAACGTGCGAGGGCGTTTATGGAGAGTAATCCTGCCGCCTCGGTCAATGAGATATCGAACCGATTTGGTTTAATGAAACAAGCCGTCTACGGATTGCGCTGCACGATGAGGAAGGAAGGGTTTAACTTCCCCAAAAGGTCTGAGCAATTGGCCACCCTTGCCCCTGCACAGCAGGGCGCTGCCGGCAGCGCACCACTGGAAATCGAGATGTTTGACTTCCCTGACGAGGTAGATGTGACCCTTGACGCTCGGGCCGTGGAGTATGGCAAATTCATCGAGGGCGCTGAAGTGATGCAGATGTTGAAACGTGTTGTACTGAATGCGCTGAACAATCGTGACAAGACGTTGGCACATGATCAGGCCGAGGCCATGGACATGATCATCCACAAGATTGGCCGCATTGTGAACGGCAATCCTGATGTGGTTGATCACTGGCTAGATATTGCCGGTTATGCCAAGTTGGTGGCTGATCGCTTGGAAGGAAGAATTAGATGACCCCGCTGGAAACAAAAGCATTTAATCTGGTTAGTTCTTTGCACACTGAAGCCCTGTTGGAGAACGCTCGGCTGCAGCAGCAGATAGATGATCTGGCCAGTGATTGGCGAAAAGCTTTTTGGTATTGGCTGAAAAGCAAACTGGGTATCAATCGAGATAGATACCGCTTGTAAAAAAGGCCCCTAGGGGCCTTTTATTTTGCCTCTCCCCAGTTGGGTCCGATTTCCACATCGCACCGACTGGGGACTTGTAGGTTCACGCACGTTGCCATAATTTCTGCTGCACGCTGCGCTTCTTCCCTTGTCTTGACGCTCAAAGCCAGTTCATCATGAACTTGCAGCATGGGCATGATTCCCTCGCGAGCAAGGGCCACCATGGCAGCCTTTGTCTGGTCAGCAGCAGACCCTTGGATCAATCTGTTCAAGCCCTTGTAGGTGCCTGCGCGCTTGATCCGTTGGCCGTATTCAATGATGGCTTGCTCACGGGGCAGCGCTTTATTGACACCCCATTCCATCGGCTCCCAAAGTGGGAACCGGCACTTGCGTCCAAGCAGGGTGCGGATGGATCCGCCTGATGCGGGATGCTCGATCCGTTTCATCACGGCATTGACTGTGCCTTTCAGGAACGGGACATTCCTGTGGAATTGGTCGATGAGCTCGGAAGCTTCATCAAGGTTCAGGTCAAGCTGCGCTGCCAGTTTGTTCTTGCCCATGCCGTACATCAAGCCAAGGCCAATCGTCTTGGCAGCTTTCCTTTTGATGCCGGCCATGTCGGCAACCATCTGGTGAAAGTCCGTGTTGGGATCGTTCTGATAGGCGTCCACCATCTTCTCGGCTCCGGGTAAATCGAGCAGATTGGCGTAGTGCACGAGCAGGCGCGGCTCCTGTGAAGAGAAGTCGTTTGATGCCCACATCTCGCCCTCTTCTGGCAAAAATAAGCTGCGGACCATCGGGCCGATGATCTCGTGGCGGGCAGGGACTTGCTGCAAGTTCGGGTTGGCCATGGACAAACGTCCTGTAACGGTGCCGCCATCATCTGAGCGCATCTGGTTGACGTGCGGATGAATACGGCCGGTCTTAGCGCTGAAGTTCAGGTACGGCTGCAGGAAGGTGCTGTGCGTTTTGTTGGTCTCGCGCGCCTCCACAATCATCTTGGCAATCGGGTGCTCACAGCCATCCAAGAAACCTTTTGTAAAGCTCGGTTGGCCGTTCTCGGTCTTGGCATAGGGAAGGTGCAGCTTGTCAAACGCTAAGGCGATGCTTTGTGCGGCCCAGATATCGACGTTGGATCCGACAAGTGACTTGAGGTCCTTGTGGATTTGTTTCTCGCGGGCAATCAGTTGAGTGATCAGTTGCTCGCATTTAGTCCGGTCAAAGCGGATGCCTCGGCTTGTCATGTTATGCAGGACAGGGAAGGCCTCTGTTTCGAGGTTGAAGATGGATTCCACTTCATCCTGACGCATGCGGATCTTGAAGGCTTGCCACAGTTTCAGTGTGAGCGCTGCATCCTGTTCAGCGTACTCTCCCACATACATGGCGGGTAGTTTCCAAAGTTCCTTTTTTGGATGAACTCCGAAGTCCGCAGCGGCTTGTTTGAGACCTTGTTCTGACTTGACTTCCTGTAAGTAGTCGAATCCCAAGGAGTTGAGAGCATAGCTGAAGCGGTTCTCGTCAAGAATAGGGGCCGCGAGCATGGTATCAACGATCCGTCCGTTGACCTTAAAACCACTTGCTTGTAACCACCCCAAGTCATAAGCGGCGTTATGCATAACCTTATCGGAAGAGTAAGCCAATACGTCCGCGATCCATCTCTCCACTCTTCGTCTGTCCAGATTTCCACCACCCTGATGCGCCACCGGAAAATATCCAGACCATCCATCGACGGCAATGGCGTAGCCGACAACGAAACCGTCGTTCCGAGGCCATCCCGGGCCCATGGATTCCAAATTGGGGTCGCAAGTTTCGAGATCAATTGCTATTTCTTTCGCTGTTGAGAGATTCGGAAACACTTCCGGAGCCACCCATTCTGTCAGAGTGGGGAAAAGTGGGATTGTTTTCATATTTTGAAGCCTTTTTCGATATGTTTTGGCAGAACTAAGTGAAGTGTCTGCTTGGCGCGGGTGATTCCCACGTAAAAGAGTCGGTGAACATTGTCCCCGTTACTTGCGTACTCTTTTGCAAATTTGGGGCTGAGGTCCATGAGCAGCAGGACGTTGTCCGCCTCGCCTCCCTTGGCTCCGTGGATCGTGGACAGTTTAATCCGGCCCATGGTTGAGAGTTTGGTTCCACGGCGTAGGACTGCAGTGAGGTAATCACGCTTGTCTTCGCTGATGCGGGACAGGGCTTGGTGCCAGATGGCATCGGTCTGCAATCCAAAACTATTCTGCAGGTCCTTGATGCTGTATTCAACCAACGGGTCGCCCTTGAACGTGCGGTAGCCCTTGGTTATATATTCAGCGCCAATGTACTTGTAGACGTTTTTGATCTCATCGCCATACAGGAACTCCCCTTTGCGCAGCTTTTCCCATGCCTGTACGGCTTTTAAAAGGGTCAGGCTAAGGCTTGGTACCCCTGAGCGCTCAAAAAGGATTCCAGAGGCCCTGAGCCATTCATGCACAGGGTTCAAAAGATAGTTGGTGCTGCCCATGATGAGCCATTGGCCGTCATCAATAGGCACATCTTCAAAGCGGTAGTACGTTTTGACTGCGCCCTCATAGTCGCGGGGCTTCCATTCTTTCTCTTGGCGCTCTTTGATCTGCTGCACAACTTTGTTGGCGAGCTTGTGGACTATTGATGGGACGCGGTAGGACTGATCAAGGACTGTGATCTGACCCTCAAATGACAAGAAGCTCTTGACATCTGCGCCCGCCCAAGTGAACACTGCCTGATCGTCGTCGCCGGCGAGGAATACCCGTTTGGATTTTTTAGCGAGGGATTCAACAAGCTGCCACTGCAGGCGGGACAAATCCTGTGCTTCATCAACAATCAGCACTTCCAAAGATGGAAGGCGCTCGGGCTGCACCACAATCATCTCCAGCAGGTCGGTGAAGTCAAGTAGTTCTTTACTACGTTTGTAGTGCCGGTAGGATCTTTCGACAAATTCAAAGTGGTGCCATTCAATGTCGAGGCCGCACTGGTTGTAGTGTTCGCGAAGGTCAGAGCCGCGGATGCGGGCTAAGTTGATTTCGTTCAGGATGGGGTTATCGGCCTTGGCCATGTCCACATCATCTTCTTGGACCACGTTCAATTGGATGCCGGCCTGCGCTGCAAACTCTCGGTAGTCCTCTGGCTTCATCATGAAGTCCACCTTAACGGCAAGGCAGTGGAAAGCCAAGCTGTGCAGGGTTCTGAAGTACGGGAAGTCGGTGCGCGCATTCAGGGCGGGGAACTTCGCAATCGCTCGGTCCTTGGCCTCTGTTGCGGCTTTCTTGGTGAAAGAAAAATAGCCGATCTGCATTGAAGACAGATCGGCTGCCAACTCGCGGTCAACCACGTTCAGAAGGTACGTGGTCTTGCCGGAGCCCGGAGGTCCGAAGACCTTGCGGATTTCACTCATCGTAGTCTTCCCAACAGTCATCGGGCCAAACAAGGATCGGTGTGTCGGGGCCCATGTAAGCACCCTCGATGTTGAACTCGATGTATTCACGGGCTTCTTCAGCAGTCATGCCATCACGTGTCATAAGCGTTGCGCGAATGAGGTCTGCGTCGTATACCAAAACGCTCAGGCGCGTCCCGCCCTCACCCCAAATGAAAGCAGGGCCAAGAACAGCATCGTCATGTCCGTCAATTTTCAGCATCATTTATCCTTTTGCATATCGGCTGCGCGCCAACGGAGTTCTTCACTCAACGCGTAAAACTCCTCAATCGGCACACTATCCATTTCCATGCGTCCACCAGCCACGAGAGTGAGCTTGACAATGCCTACACCACAGACAAGCGCATCTATGTATGCGTTACCTATAACAAGGTCTACTTTGCTTAATTCATCTTTTTTCAAAACGGGCTCCCTGTAGTTCGTTTGGTTTGTGATTCAAAAGGTGCGTCCTGTTTCTGGAAGCGCGGAATACGCCAACAGCGCACAGTCCGGCCTTTAAGGAACAGCGGTATCGGCTCGCCACCCATATCGCGAAGGCGCTGAGCCATCTTCGGAGCCGTGAGGCCAATGAAGTTGTTGCGCTTAAGGTGTGCTTCGAGGTCCTTGATCCGGAAGTAAGTTTTCGCTTCATCGACATCCGTCCATGGGCGGCCCATGAGCATCTCTTCGCGGTCCATTGCTTCTTGCATGTGGGTTGTGAATTCTTCAAGCAGATCCATGAATCGGCCAGTGATGCTTGTGTCCTCTGGCGCGTCGGTGATTTGCTCTGTCTCCACCATCTCTTTGAGAAGGGCGTTGAGCATCTGTTCCCAATCTTGCTTGCGCAAGGTGGGCGGCAGCACGTTGAGCTTTTCTAAGCATGCCTTTTGAAAAGCCACTTGTGTGAAAAGACTCTCGGTGTCGAGTTCAACTCGGCGGCCATTGACATCCAAAAACCACAGGGGCGGCTCACTGGCGTACTTGGAGAGAGCCGCTATCTGAGGCGCATCAGGACCATTGGTTCCGATGCCATATTTGCGTGATCGACATAAGCCCGAGTTGCAAAAGCTATTGAGCGGCGCGTCTTTGCACTTATAAAGGTATTCTTTCTTGCCAACTTGTTTAACAAGAATTTGGACTTCATTGTTAGGCAGGGGCGGGGAAACATATTTGAAGTTGTACTCAACCATTTTGTCTTCCCAAGCAGCGGGGAATGCGCGCTTAAGAAAGACTCCAATGTTAAAAAGTCCATTATTACGGGTGCCCTCGGGAAATCCTTGGGCGCACAAAGCCTGTAGGCAAGGCGGACCATCTTTGACGGGACTCTCCGCCTGCTTCGGCGCTTCTGGAACAATGAGCGGCAACTCTTGGACGCACGCTTCGTATAGACCATAGAACTCTTCAAGCGTGGCTGCGGACCCGTCGGCATTGAATGCATACCGCGTCCCGTTATCGCCCCCGAAGTACGGTAGGTTGAGGAAGTTTCCGGTGTCGCCTCGCTCAACCAAGATCTCGGATTGCTTAGGAAAAATCTCACGGCCCGCCTCACCGAGGAGCGCTGCCGCATTTTTGAGATACTCTTGGAATTCCCGAGCCGGAGCCGGCTCCCTAGAAAATAAGAAGACATGTGCTCCTCCAGATTTACTGCGGCAGACAACCATTGGCAGCTTTAGCTGCGCAACTTTGTCCACCAAGCCTTTATGGTCCAAAGGGTACTGATCAATATCGATACAGCCCCAAATACAAGTATTGTCAGCACGGATAGGAATAATCCCAAGGGAAGGGTCAACACCATCAAGATGTTGTACCCAGAGGTCATCTGTTGGTGGCTTCCTAACAACCGTAGCTTGCCCCGCCTGCTTCCCATCACCGCGCTCCTTTTTAATACGGTAGGTTCCGTAAGCTATATCCAGACCGCTGAATATCGCTTTGAATTTTGTTATGTCGGTCATGCTTCACTCTATAAAGGTGGGGGTACCGGTTAGTGACTATTTGCTACGCTCAACGGAATTGCTAGCTAGACGTACCGTTTATATACGCAGTTACTCAGGCTTGCGGCCCATGGCTTCACCAACTTTCCCCCCGATAATCAGAACGGCACGTCGTTGGCGTTTGGTGCGCCTTCGTGCTCGTGCTTGACCTTGACTTCGCCAGTGCCAACTTGCGTGGCAAAAGACTTAGCCGCCTTGTAAGCGTTCATGTCTTCAACAGGACCAATCTTCTCGACTTCCCAGCCGAACCATTTACCTTTGTCGTTGGACTCAGCTTGTGTAGTCAGACGATACACCTGTGAGTACATCGGTGGAGTGAAAGGGCCGTTGGCTCCCATCATCTTTGTGGACATCATCATGCTGTTCCACTTGCGCGACTTCTTCAGTTGCGTTGACTTCATGGTAATCAATGCCGGCTCAGGGATGCCTGATTCGTTGATGATCATCACGTAGTGATTCGCGGTGTTCTCGATGTAGTTGCCGTTATCGAGATAGTCCTTGTTGTCGCCCGGTTCGCGGTGCGTGCGGCTTAAAATATCTGACGTTGCCGGATAGATATTCATCGGGGCACCAGAGCCAGAACCACGTGGAGCCCACTCAATGTACTGACGTACATAAGCGACTGGCAGCACTGTGATGCCTTTTTTGCCGTCATACAACTGTCCCGTGACGCTGTTGAGGACCATGCCGGGCAATGCGCCGTCCACTTCACCTACTTCAGGGCTTGTGTTGGTCAAGAGCTTTAAGAATGGCAGGGCAAAGTCGTCCTGATTCATGTTCTCAAAACCACTCTGAGCGTCCTGCTCAAAGTCACCTGCCAATGCAATTGCGTTGGTCTCTTTTACTGCTACTTCTGTCTTAGCCATTTTAATTTCCTTAGATCATGCTGATTTGATGGTTGCTTTTTGGCCCACGTATGCGCCGAAAAGCTCTGTGGGGAACTCGCTACCGCGTTCCACCATTTCGCGAACCCAAGCTTTCAAGGTCTGGGGTTCGATCTTCTGTGCTTGCTCAACTGGATAGTTTTGCTCGCGCAGTAGATTCAGGAGTGCTTCGCACAGTTGGTCTTCACCACGACCAAACCGCACTGACACTGTGTTTTTGATAATGTCGTCAAAGCCCTTTTCGCGCAGCCACTCGTAGGCTTGTGCGCGCTTTTCTTCCTTGATGCTTGCGCTGTAGAAAGGCTTGATGTCAATCTGGCTGCCATCAGCCATCTTGAAGGACTTCATGCCAAGCTCAGAGAGCATGCCGGGGATGGTGTCTTCGAGCAACTTGCGTTGTTGTTCCTTGCGCTCTTTAAGCACATCTTCGATGTCGTCGATTTCCTTTTCCAACTCCTTGGCTCGTTTAGCCAAAGCGCCAACGGAAGACAGGTCTTCGTTCTTGACTTGCAGTGCGCCTGCATCTTCTTCAAATATATTGACGTTAGTCATCTCTTTCTCCATTCTCGGTAATATCAAGTTTAACTGGGATATACATCTGCTCACGACGATCCCACTTCAGTACATTCACACGGCCAGAGTTGTATGCTGCAGCAATTGCACAGCACAAACCGATGGCCACGGGGTCTCCGGTCAAAAGCAAAAAGTCCCGATCAGAGAAGTTGCGAAGCTTGCGCTTGAGCAACCTCATTGTTGGCACTGTAGAAAATGCAATTTGGACATTTGACGGCAGTAGTACCGTTGGGTCTCCAAACTTCATTGCTCCTGCAATGTCATGATTGGGCATCTCTTGTACGACGTACACCAGAGGGTATTGTTCAGTTGCCATGTTTTACGCTATCCTTTCTTTAAACGTGCATTTAGTGTACACTATCTTTTCGGTGTGTCAACACCTTTTTAAAAGAAAGTTAGAAAGATATGGATTATTTTTTAAATCAATACCCGTTCAAGAACCAACCGTTCGTCCATCAAGCTGCATTTCTGCAGCGTTTCTGGGAGGACAAGGAAGTTGCACTGTTTGCAGAGATGGGTACGGGCAAGAGCTTTATGCTCATCAACAACGCAGCCATGCTATACGACAAGGGCAAGATCAACTCTATGCTCATCGTAGCGCCAAAGGGCGTTTACCGCAACTGGTATACATCCGAATTGCCAAAGCATATGCCTGATCACGTTCCGACGACTGTGGCTTGTTGGTCGCCTACACCGCGCAAAGCGGAGCGGGAGCAGATGGACAAGATGATGAATGCTGTGGACACCATGCGCATTCTGATCATGAACATTGAAGCGTTCAGCACAGAGAAAGGTGTAGCGCATGCGCGCACATTCTTGAGAGTGACAAATGCATTCATGGCGGTAGACGAAAGCACCACCATCAAGACCCCAACAGCCAAGCGCACCAAGAGCATTATCAAGGTGGCCCGTGATGCGCGGTACAGGCGTATTGCCACAGGCTCCCCTGTGACTAAGTCACCTCTTGATCTGTACAGCCAGTGTGAGTTCTTGGGGCCTGAGTGCTTGAACAGCTACAGCTACTACGCGTTCCAAGCACGCTACGCCATTCTGGTTGAGCGCAAGATGCCGACACACACGTTCAAGCAGATCGTCGGCTACAGACATCTGGATGAGTTGCAGCAAAAGCTCAATCGCTTCTCGTTTCGCGTGACCAAGGATGAATGCTTGGACCTGCCTGACAAGGTGTTCGTCAGACGTGAAATTGAATTGACCAAGGAGCAAACAACGTACTATAACCAGATGAAGTTGATGGCCCTTGCCATGGTTGAGGGCAACTTGATGTCCACCAACAATGCGCTGACTCAGATCATGCGGCTGCATCAAATTTGCTGTGGCCACGTGAAGCTTGATGATGGGCAGCAGATTGATATCCCAAGTAATCGTGTGAACGAACTGCTTGCAACGCTTGAAGAATGTAGTGGGAAAGTAATCATTTGGGCCAACTACCGCCGGGACATTGAGAACATCCGGTTGGCTATTCAAAAGGAGTACGGCATGACCTCTGTTGCTACGTACTACGGCGACACAGAAGCCGAGGAGCGCCAAGAGATCGTCACACAATTCCAAGATCCAAACTCAGATTTGCGTTTCTTTGTTGGCAATCCAAGCACTGGCGGCTACGGCATTACTTTGACAGAAGCCAAGACTGTGATTTACTACAGCAACAGCTTTGACTTGGAAAAGCGCCTGCAGTCAGAGGACAGGGCGCACCGTATCGGGCAGACAGACAAGGTAACCTACATCGACTTTGTATCGCCCAATACCGTGGATGAACACATTGTCAAGGCGCTGCGTAACAAAATCAATATCGCAAGCGCGGTGCTTGGCGAAGAAATCAAGGAGTGGATCAAATGATGCCGCAAGAGACTCTAACGTGCGATAAAGAATGCCAAATCCAATTTGGTCACAGCATGACAACGTGTATGTATTACCCTCCTGTTTATGACAAAAATGGTATGAATATAAATCCTGATGCGAACATCACATCGGGAGACTGCAAATGCAACACTTGTGGCAAAACGTGGGCTTATTCAACGCGGTTAGGCGAAACAACATATAAGGAAATTGTTTAATGCAACTCGTACCAATCCGCAAGAAATACGTCTACCCCAAGTTGGTTCGCATCGACTCCGAACAGGGGCGCACCTACACGCTTGAGGGTCAGCCGGCCGTGCCAAGCGTGACAACAATCCTATCTGGCACAAAAGATAAATCGCATCTCGATGCGTGGGCCGCGAGGGTTGGGTTGGACGAAGCGGAGAAGATCAGAAACGATGCAGCAACTGTGGGCACGCACATGCACAGTGTTGTGGAACGCCTGCTGCTGAACAGGCCGCTGGAGACACCGCGCACGTGGCTCGCGGTCAAGGGTTATTGGATGGGCTACAAGCTGATTGAAACGTTCATGCCACACGTGAACGAAGTGTGGGGCACAGAGATACCGCTGTACTACCCCGAGAAGTATGCCGGCACGTCAGATTGCATCGGTGTCTACAAAGATCACTCTGCAATTATTGACTTCAAGCAGACTAACAAAATGAAGCAGCGCAAGTGGATTGAAGACTACTTTGTGCAGCTTGCAGCATATGCCTTGGCGCACGATGTATCACATGGAACCAAGATTGAGCAAGGGGTGATCATGATGGTTGCTCAAAACGGCGAGACGCAGGAATTTGTGACCTGCGGCCGTGAGTTTGACAACTACAAGGACATGTGGATGCGCAGGGTTGAAAGCTTCCTAAAAAATAGCCCCGAAGCGTGAGCCTCGGGGCTTAAGGATTGTCAAAGGAGGAGAGCCTTAGACAACTGCAGAAAATCCCGTGTCATTTTGCGCGTGCTGCGCGCATGTTGTCAACTAAATTTGGGTAGGGTCTGCCCGCTTTTTTTGCAGCAGCTTTAGCCGATGCTTTTTTGGCAGGAGTTAATGCTTTTGGTTTGCCCAGACCTTTTGGCCTTGCCTTATCCCAGACTTCTTTTTTCATCGTAGGTGCCTCAGTTTGTAAAGGGTACTTAGGTACGTTGCAAGTGCATCGTCAATCAGATTTTGAATGGTTGTGTCCGATTTGTCCACCGCGTTGTAACGCAGCTTTTCAATGTCGTCCATGTACTTCTCCAAGCACTTGATGATGTCGCCCTCGTCGTCGTATTTTAGGTAGGGGATTTCAATGATGCCGTGGCGGCCTTGGTAGGCTTCGGTGATGGTGTCGCCGTGATCACCCACCGCAGGATAGAACTCACCCAAAGCGCTGTGCTTGGAAAAACTGCCGGTAGATAAGTGCGCACGATGCGCTACCTCCCGGCTCAAAAACATCGTGGCAACCAATCGTCCAATCATTTCCATGTCGTAACTCCGTTATTGTCTTGGGGCCTGAACCTGAGCTTGGCGCTGCTGCAGCAATCCACTGATCGGGTCGTTCGGGAACATCGCAGGATACATCAGTTGAATGTTGGGCGCGCCACCGGGAGCCGCAGCAGGCGCTGTTGGCAGACGTGGGTTGAAGTTCGTTCCACGTGTAGGCGGAGCAGGCGGCATGGCTTTGAGCATCTTCTGGGCGCTTGTTCCGGGAACCACGGGCAGGTTACCCAGATTGCCGACATCTTCTGGCTGATCACCCATTGCTGCTTGCGCAGTTGTTTGCACCGCTGCACGGGTAATATTTTCAGGAAGATACGCGGACTTTGGAATACCAATCTTCTCTAACTCCGCGGCAAGTTTCTTGGCTTCAGCAGGTGTGCCTACATGCGTAATCCGTTTGGCAAATTCTGCGTCTTCCAGCGCTCTTGTGAAGATGCGCTGATAAATCTGGTTCTCCAGACCACCAGCCATACGCAGCATGACCGCCAAAGCACCCGTGGAGGGGTTAATTCGGCCCACAGCGGCCTCGCGGGCCGTGGTTGTGAGGAACTGGATACCCGCGCCAAATAAACGCTTCATGGCTTGATCTGTCGATTCAAACGCAGGGATCTGTCCGGTCACGTCGGCAAATGCATTAACACGGCGCTGCAAATCAGCCAAGGTTTTGAGGTCGTCCAAGTGCGCTGTATTTTTGAACAGGACCTTAAGGGATGCTTCGTTGTTGTCGATGAACGACTTAAGCGCGCCACCTTTTTGGGCACCACCAGTTGCCACATCAAACACAGAGCGGCGCAGAGCAGCCAACATCTCTGGATCTTTTTCGATTCCGCGAACCAAAGTGCTCATGGTTGCAGGATCACGCAGGGCAGTTTGCAGTGTTTGTGAGGGATCAGCACCGGGACGGGTAGCCTTGGCTAACAAGCTGTCAAGCTCTTGGTCCTTAGCGTTGACTCGGCGGGTGTCAAGCTCACCCATACGCTTTACGTAATCGTCGGCAAACTTCACTTCGTCTTGCAGCTTCATCTGCACGTTGGCAGGCAACGCATCAACAATGTTTTTGTTCTTGTCCAGAACTTGGCGGATTTTCTTGGGGTCAACCAAGCCATTAGCATCAACAACGTTTTTGCTACGCAGCCAATCGATAGTTCCGCGCTCTAAAAGTGAGTTAGCTTGTGGGGAACCGCTTAAGCCCAGTTGCAACTGTTTTAAATTGTCAGCAGTAGAAAATGCAGTCTGGAGCAAGCGCTCGTTGGGCAAGAGGAACTCATCTCCGCCACGGGTCTTCTGTGTGAGCAGCAGTGGCAAGTTCTTTTCGTAGGCAGCAGCATAGTCCTCTAAGACCATTTTCATGCCGTCATACTCCTGCTTGATCCTTGGCACGTTATTCAGCACAAGGCCTTCAATATCCTTGTAGACGGCGTTGCCTGTGTCGATGTAACGCTGTGCATCTTGAATGCGGCTACTGCCGCGCTTCATGGAGCCGTTGTAGTTGATTACAGACTGATTGCGGAAGCGCATAGCAGACTGCAAGTAGTCAAGCGCCTCGGGTAAGTTCAAATCAACAGCCGTGTTGGCCTCAGCAATACGTGCTGCATCTGCACGAAGTTGTGTAGGATTAATCGTAATATTGCGTCCGGGACCACCCAGATTACGAATCGTAATATTTCCTTTGGCATCTGGAGGAGGAAGCAGTTCTCCAAAGCCTGCTTGTTTTTTCCCAGCTTTTGCCTGCCCTTGAACCGCTTTTATCAAATCCTCACTGATTGTTGACAAGGTTTTTGGATCAATTAATTTACCTAAACTTTGAAGCTGGTCATTAAGCGTCTGTTCTGTCAACTGAGCTAGGGTGTCCGCCTCTAATTTTTGCCGTGCAATTTCTTGTGTGCGCACAAACTTTTGCAGCAAACGAATAGGCTCAGGCACTTGAAGACTTGCAGAGGGACGCTCAGGCGTGTATTTGGCAATTAGTTCCTTGGCTGCTTCTTCAATGTCACGTGCGGGGAACAGGGATTTACCTTGGTCACGTGTAGGCATCGGCAGACCTTCTGGCGACACAGCTTGCTTCAAACCCATACGGCGCAGAATATCACCGCGTGCCTTGGAGTCCATCTCCATGCGGGCCATCAGCGTGCCGCGCAATTCATCGTTGAGCAAGTCAATGTTCTGTGGTCCGAGGCGCTCGGAGATTGACATTACTTCCGCGTCTGTCAGGTCCTTTTGGCTTTTGAGCAAGCTCTCAAAGAACTGCTGACGATCTGCTTGGGCCGCGGTGAACGCTTCTTGAATCGGCTTGCGTGCTTCTGGAGAGAAGCTTGCAAACAAACTGTCCAGCGCTTGCTGGTTTTTGTTGATGCGCTCTTTAGTGATCTCAAGTTCCTTGGGGCCAAGCTGCTGCAAGAGTTCTGCTTTGCGCTGCACCAAGGGGGAATACATTGTCTTCTCAGCAGCATCAAACATGAAACCCGCATTTGCGACGCGGGGATCAGCCAGAGCAGCTTCAAGTTGCTTTAATGCTTGCTGTGCTTCGGGGCTCTCGGAGATTGGGCCAAACACCTGTGCCAACTTGCTCTCAGCACGCTTCATCAGCATGTTTGGAATCACGTTGATGATAGGCAGCTTGTACATGCCGGGCAAGCCCTCAAGCGTTTCTCTTTCAATCTCACCAAGGCCGCTAGATACGCCCTTGATTTTGTCAGACATAAACTTGAAACCTCGTACAGAGGGCAAGTTTGCAGCAGCTACAGGAAGACCGATAAATGCGGCTGCAGGCAGCAACTCTTCATAAATCTTCTTGTAGGGGTTGCTGTCGTCTACTGTTTCTTTAACCGTTTGACGAAGTCCTTCGTACCCTGCACCAAACGCGATGTCCAGTGCTGCAGCCGTTCTCGGACTTTGTTGAACATATTTGATAGCATCATTTGCAATTCCTTTAAGTATGCCTGTCGCGGGCGCAGCCGCAGAGACAAGCGGTCTAACAGACCCTGCATAGGCAAGAATGCCAGTGAAGGGCATGGTTCCACCAACGCCTTCGCCTACAGCGCGGGCGTAGCGCTCTTCAACGTTCCTTGGGGCTTGTGCGCCTTTGTTAAAGAGATTGGTGAATTGGAATACTTGTTTCTCATCCATTCCCATGCCCTTGCCGATAAGGCGCTGAGCAGCATCAGGAATAGCAAAGAGGGCCGAGTTGAAGCCCCATGAAAGATTGTTCAGCAGGCCCGATACGCGGTCCCCGCCTTGTGTTTGAACATCCGGTGCAGCCGGGCCACCGGCTCGGGGGTCGGTGGTTGCAGTAGGAACGCCCTCAGCACGACCAACAACCTCACCGGTTGCAAAGTCAACCATCTCACCACGGGAATTCATCAAGGTTGGCATTATTGGTTTCCTATCAGGCCACGCAGTTGAGTAGGATTAAATTGTTGAACGCTGTTGTTTGGCATTCGGACAAACACCGTCGCTTTTGGATCTTGCAACTTACCAATGGTACTACCAAGGAAGTTAAACATCACGCGTTGGCTGTCTTTATCTGCAGGAATCACAAACGGGTCGTTCTGTGTGCCGGTATTGGGCGTGCGCATTGCGTAATCGTTGCTCTCGTATCCCAATTGGGTCAACACCTGCTGACGTGCGTTACGCAACATTGCTTCGGTACTTGCAAACCCCTTTGCCGCAAGTTCCTTGTTCTGGAAGAAGGCAGTCGGGTTAGAAATACCCTTGGCATTGTCACGAACCCACTCTTGCTCTTGCACAGCAACGCGGCCGCCATCGTTGGCAGAAGCGATGTTCTTCAAAATAGAGTTTAGACCTGTCTGTATGCGGGTGGCAGCATCCGCCTGATTCACGTCAGGACGTACCAGCCCTGTTGGATCAATAGGAACAATCAGGTTGTTAACCTTGTCTTGGAACCATGTGCCGGGGCTGTACAGGCTTGTATATGTACCTTTAAGGTTGTCTAAGGTAGACAAGCTGTTATCTAAGGAACGCAAAGTGTTTGTAAGCTTGACGCGCTCACCCTTGTCTGTTTCCACAGATGTTGGCGCTTGTCCGCGGTTCTCGACATAAGGGTTGTCGGTATCACGTAATGTAAAGCGGCTCTGTAGAGCACTCTGCACTGTTGGATCTTTTGGATCAATTGACACGCCAAGGAAGCTGCCGTCCTTGGTTTTAGCAATTCGCAAACCGCCACCGCCGTCTTCGACAATAGGTGTGCCGGAGCCCTTCTTAATTTGCTCCAACAACAAGCGGAAGTCGCCATCGAGCACTTTCATCTTGATCTGCTGAGCATACTTGTCTTGCTCTTGAACATCGCTGAATGCTTGCGACAAGGCAGTAGACTTGATCTTGAGATCGCGGTCCTTGGCCTGTGCTACGAGAGCAGCAAATCCTTTTGGAATGCCTGCGGAAGCTTCACCAACAGCCATCGCAAATGTAGGCTGACGGCTAGACGCTAATTTGAAGCCAGCATCTGCCAGCAACAAAAGTGCATTCGTCTTCATGTCTTCTTTGTTGTCGCCCAAAATCTCAGAGAACAAAGGAGCCAACTCAGCGTAGCCTTCCTTGACCCGTTCGCCACGGGTCTTTTCCTTGATTGCCGCTTTGATAAATTCCTGTGTTGATTTAACAGGTGCTTGCGCGTCAAGTTCTGCTTGCGTTGCAAACTCAGTAGGACTGACAGGGGCCATGTCCATGGGCTTGAATGCAGGCTTTTCTGCAACAGGTGCTGCAGGAGGAGGTGCCGCTTGTTGGGCACTAGAAGGCATTCTGTCAATTGCAGACAGTTGTGCCATCTTGTCGTCGTAAGAGGCTTGCTGCTCAGGAGACATCGGCGTGCTGGAATCCTTCATAAAAGGAAGTGCCGATAAAGCACCAGTGCCAAGAGCTAAGGCAGGAGACATGCGAGACAAAGCTTCTGCCACACGTGGGTATTCTTGTGCCGTCCGCTGCACACCCATTTTGATGCCTTCAGTAAACGTAGGGCTCATCAAAGGACCCATCGTTGTATACGGAGCCAGTTGTGTGCCTGCACCTTGAACAATCGTGCCGGCAGGCCCTTGGACCAAGGTCTCTCGTCCTTGCACCGACAAAGGCATAGGAGGGCTACCGCCTGTAACGCGCTGCACAGTAGGCTGAGCGCGCATGGTCAGGTTGCCCAAGTATTGATTCATCGCAGGGCCGTATTGAGCGGCCTTGTCACCCATGAATTGGGCAGCACGTGTGAACGGTGTAATGAACGCGCCTGCAGCCGCCGTAATTGGGGGCATGCCATCAGGGGTAGGCGGAGCCTGCTCAGCCCCGCCCTGCGGAAAAGGGCCAGCGCCCTCCATTCCGGGAGGCATTCCTTGTGGTGGCATACCGCCCTGATCACCTTGAGGAGGCATCATGGGAGGCGGAGCCATCTGTTGGCCCTGTGGCAGTGCACCGATACCGCCTTGTGGCGCGGCCAGTTGTGCTTGCAACAAAGCTAAAACTTCTGGGGGTGTTTCCATGGCGGCTTCTTCGCCAACCATTTGCGCTAACTCTTGTACACGTGCATTGGTAGAACGCATGTCCCCGCGCAAAGTATTCATCAAGATTTCAGGATTCTGAGGCGTGCGCGCCATCTGAGGCATGTCTGTCTCTGGCTCCTCTGGCATCTCTTCGGGCATTTCATCTTCAAACCCAGCCATGATGCCGCTGTTACGTGACTCTTTTGACAGAGGCATCGCAAACATGGCACGCTTCAAAATCTCATTCTTCATGATGCGTCCTTAAAACAGTCCACCAGCGGTCTTTGCTGCCGCTGCTGTAGACAAAATACCTGTGCCTAAACCAGCAATTTGCTGGAAGGGGCTTGGAGTTGCTTGTGAGGAAGTCGTAACTCCCATCTGAGTAGACGGCGCGCCCTTATAGATGTCAGACAAGAAGCCCAACTGCTGATACGGCTGCATGTTTTGCTGCAACTGATTTTGGCGCTGTGCATCCAACTCGGCTTGCTGTTGTTTCTGCTGAGTAGAACCAAGGTTGAACAAGAAGTTGACGTCTTGCTGGCCCATGCCTTGTGCAGCTTGACCCAAAGCAGCGCTTTGTGAACCAAGACCTGCTTGTTGCATGCCCAGAGAGCCCAAACCTTGTGCAAGCTGTGAGCCCACACCAAACTGCTGCGCGGCCAACGAGCCAATACCTTGACCAAGGTTACCCAATTGGTTGTAACCGGCCATTTGTGCTTGCTGTTGCTGCTGTGCAGTAGACAAAGCTTGACCGTAGCCCTGTTGCATGGCGTTTGCAATCGCTTGGTTTTGTGTTTGAGCCAAGTTGCGGCCCAACTCAGCACGCTGAATGCCTTCACGGGAACCACCAAAAGCACCTGATTTAACAGCCTGTGCTTGTAAGCCCTGACCTTGGATCTGGGCTTGACGATTCATCTCACTCAACTGACCTTGCAATGCCAAGTTCATGAACGGATTCATGTACTGGGAGATCTGCTGCTGACCAATAGGTTGTGTTGCGCCTAAAGTGCCTTGAGCCGCGATTCCTTGCAAACCTTGCGCAGCATCGTATTGATTGCGTGTGTCCGCACCGCGAAGTACATCAACGCCAGTGGCTACGGCCTGCTGACCTTGGCCTAACTGGCCATAAGCATTGGTCATGTAAGGCTGATAAGCACCAATACCTTCTTGACCCCCGCGAATGGCGTTGAGTTGGTTTCCCGACATCCCCGCAATTTGGTAATTGGGGGTCAGGAAGTTGCCTTGGCTGGCTGCAAGGTTGGTTGCATCTACTTGTGCTTTCGCACTTTCTAACAACCCAAGTTTTTGCGCCTCAATCTCGGGCGCTTCGCGAATAAACTGTGATTGGGATAGGACGTCTGCCATGTTTTAACCTCGTGCTGCGTTCTTTTCAAGTTGATTCATTAGCGCATACATGCGTTTTGCACCTGCGCGTCTGTCGCCTTTGCCCGCACCGCGAACGGCTTTGGCAGTCATTACGAATTCGCCGTCAGACAGCATTGCAGGGATTGAATCAGAGGTCGCGGTCCCCGGGCCATCAATTTGACCGGTACGTCTAGGATAACCGCCCTGAGCCAAACCTGCAATACCGCCCATGTTCATATTTGAAGGCGTTGCCACAGGCATGCGTTGCATCTGGCTGGGCACTTGTGGAGGGATAGCCATTTTAGGCATCAATCCAGTGATCCCGCCAGTATACGGAGACATTGTTCTGCTAAGCGGCCCTGTTGGGAACGTAGGGGTGTTGCGCGTAAAGAGATACTCGCCTCCGGGTACTCCGGCGACCCTTGGATCAATATTAGCGGTGCCGGGAGTACGGACCGTAATGGGAGTCACCTTAGGCGGTACATATGGAGGCTCTGCCACCTCCCGCGGAATAGGAGGTGTGACCACTGGTGGCAAAGTTACAGGTGGAATCACAGGTGGAGGAGTTACCACGGGCGGTGTGACCACAGGAGGAGTCACCACCGGCGGAGTCACCACAGGAGGAGTTACGGGTGGTGTAACTACGGGCGGTGTGACCACAGGAGGAGTAACAGGAGGAGTAACAGGTGGAGTCACCACAGGAGGAGTAACCACAGGAGGAGTTACTGGAGGAGTTACTGGAGGAGTCACCACAGGAGGAGTCACCACAGGAGGAGTCACCACAGGAGGAGTGACATCAGGTGGCGTGACATCAGGAGGAGTCACCACAGGCGGAGTTACCGCAGGAGGAGTTACCGCAGGAGGAGTAACTACAGGAGGAGTTACCGCAGGAGTCACCACAGGAGGAGTGACATCAGGTGTCGTAACCTCAGGAGGTGTAACCACAGAAGGACCTACAACAACAGGGCCTGTTATTCCTCCGGTAGTTGTTACCGTTGGAGTTGTTGTTACCGTTGGAGTTGTTACCGTTGGCGTAGTTGATGCGGGAGTTAAAGGGGTAACCAAAGAAGCAATTCCACCATCAGCAGGCGTAGGCGATACAGTTAATGTATCCGCGGCCCCTGCCACTTGATCAGGCGTAAGTGTCGCTCCATTAACCGTTAATGTATCTGCGGCTCCCGCCACTTGATCAGGCGTAAGCGTTTGACCGCCAACGGTCAATGGCGTGTAGGGTGCATTGACTACGGTGCTAGTATCAGTACCAGATATAGTAGCTAGATCATCAGCAGTAAAGGGTGTAATGCCAATAGTATTTCCAGCAGGACCCGCATCTAAACTCCCCGCCACGGGTGCGCCAACTTCCCAAGCGTTTGCAGCAGGATTCCATGTGGCTTGTCCTGCATCTACTTGATCTACCGTAGCTAAAACTGTGTCGGGAGTTGAGTAAAAAGGATTGACCACATCTGGGTTTTCAGCAAACCCGGGAGTCCCACTTACATCTACCCCAAAGCCACCCCCGCCGCCGCCAATATCAAAATCAGAATTGAAATCACCGCCGTAGTCTTGGCTGACCACCGAGAAGTCGTCATCACGGAAAGCAAACTCAGGTAACCCTGTATTAGGATTAATCGTGCCACGGCCACCCATGCGTTTTAGCATTTGTGCTTCTGCAGGATTAATGTGCGCCAACATCGTATCGCCGTCACGGCCCATCTTAGCCAAATCAGCAAGGCCCCCTTGAGCCATGCCCGTAGGCTTAAGAACAGAGCCACCGTAGTAATTGACACCGGGCAGGTTTTGAACATAGAAACGGTTGGGGTTCTTGCTCATCAAATCACGTGCTGATCCGGGGCCCCCGGTCAACATGTCTTGGAAAGGCGAAGGAGGCACGCTCTTAGGGCTAAAGCCACCGAACGCACCAATTGCACCAATACCAACCGCGGTCATCGGACCGTAAGTAGATAACAGTCCGGGCATCGCTGCTTTGTATGCGTTTTGATACGCTGCCTCGCGCATGGCAGGCGTTGCATCAGGAATACGTGCTGCCAAATCTGTAACAGCTTTTGCCGCTGCATCTTGAGCCGCGCCCATACCCTGCTGTTGAATGCCAGAAGGAGAGATATTCCTGCTGTAAAAATCCTTAGCACTGTCAAAAAAGCCGGGCTGCTGATTGGACATAATTCCCGTCTTGTCAAAAGAACCGGGGAACTGCGTAGCATCTGCTGCGTTACCAATAGCGGGGGCAATTACATTTCCTGTTGCAGCAGTTGGCATAGCAGGAGCTTGAGCGCTAATAGGGGGAGCAACAGTGTTACCAACGGAGGCGGTTGTAGCGCTCGCATTGCCCATAGCAGTGTTGGTCAAAGGCGATTCACCAAAAGCACCATATTGTGTGGCGGTTGGGGCAAAAGCATCTGCTGTAGGAACAGATAAGGGGGCCGCAGAAGGGGCAGTCAAAGGAGCCGCAGTGGGCGCTTGCACAGGTGCCGATGCTTGAGGCATCTTGGCAAACTCAGCAGTACGAGCAGCATCGCGAGCAGTGTTTGTCGTAACATCTGCCATAGGAGCAGGTGTGCCCGAAATAGCAGTTGTGAATTTGTCTACTTGGCCCTGCAATGCTTGCGAAGGAGTTAAACCCGCGCCAGAGTAACTACCCGCCTCAAAAGCACCAGCACCGCCAGTAAAGCCTGCTGTTGCACCAGCAGTCAAACCACCCATCGCACCAGCTTTCAAAGCTTGGCTTAAGTTTCCGCCAGCAAGGAGCGTAGAACCTGCGCTGCCCACAAAACCACTGACCGCGGCTACCGCAGCAGTGGAGGTAGCACCCATGAAAGACGCTGCAGCGGGGCCTAAAAAGAAACCAAGGGCCACCGTGGTAACAATACGGCCCACGGTGCTGCTTGCAAACTTCTTGACAGCATTACCAACAGCCTTAAAGGCCTTTCCAATAAAGCCCAGAAAAAACTCAGGTAAACCTGTGACAGGGTTAATTGTTCCGCTACCGCCCTTGCGGCGAAGCATGCGTGCTTCGGCAGGAGTAATGTGGGCCAACATGGTGTCGCCGTTGCGGCCATAGCTTGCAATAGCCTTAGCCACTGGTGTCAACTCAGCAATACCGCCTTTGGCAAACGACTGCACGCCCGTAGGCGCACCAATCATCTGGTCCACGGCCATGTTCAACGCAGCAAAGAACTGTGCATCAAACTGCTCTGGCAAGATTTCGTCAGGCGCGCCCATCTCCTTGTACTTAGCGCGAATCTCGGCGTACTTCTCTGGGTTAGCCAGAATCTCATCAACCATGTTGTTGAGCAAATCAAGCGCCTCAGGAGGCATTTCAATTTGTTCTAGCGCAGACCTAAACGCAGCTACCTCTTCAGGAGCCGCCTGCTCCGCACCCGCCAACATCTGGTCGCCAAACTCCTTTGGAGATACGGTCTGACGCATCTGCTCATACACCGCCATCGTGTTTGGATCGGCAAAGGGATTTGCGCCTTGTTGTGGCATTTCCATTGCGGCTTGAGGTGCTGTGGCCATGTTAATTCCTTGGGGGAAAATGTTTGTTTGATTGTATTATGTTGGGAGTGCCGACACAAATGAAAGTGTGGCTACAACAGAAGCCGTTGATGGTTTTGTGGGCGTACCCGATGCCGCATATGTTTGAATTGTCACATCAACATTGGTTGTAGACCAGTAAATTTGAACGTAATCCCCGGCATTCATTGACAAATAGTAGTTCCAGCCCTTGATGTCGTGAAAAGGAACGCCAGCACTTTTTCTTGCCGGCATTCCAACCAAACCTGTCGAGCCAACAATATCTGTACCGTTTTGCTTTAGCCAAATAAACACATCTTGTGGGGCGTTATCTAAGTTTTGAAGCTGCGCGCTAAACTGCAAGTTGTATATGCCCGCATTAGCTACCGTTATTTTTGAGCCAGTATCTAACGTCACTTCATTGGAAAAGTCCGTTACAGACAGTGCCATCAACGTTGCGGTATTAATGGTTGTCGATTGGTCGGTAAAGTCTGAAAACGCGCCATACGGAAACGCAATGTATCTGCCGCCTGTGTTGCTCAATAGCTCCGCCAACGAGTTACGCAATTGATTGAAATACAAACGCAAGACGTTTGTAAATTGATCCTGATATCGGCGCTCATACTCTTGCGTGCCCAACGGTAAGTTAGGAACAGCGGGATTAATGATCCGGTTAGACGTAGCCATCAGCGCCTGCCGTCCTGACGAATATCAATACGAGGCGCGCCAAGTTGCCAAGCCGTTCCGACTTGATTGGAACCAATCTTGAAGATCATTTGCCGGCCGCGCATGCGCGTATAAATCTGACCCGTAAATTCTTCCGTGATCACATAGGTAGAGCTACTCGCCACAGGAGCACCTGCGCTGCTTGTAGAACCCGATCCAGAATTGGTCAAGCCATACAAAGTCATGTCCACCGTGGGCACCGTACCAGTAGGCGAATTTACGGAATCACCGAACGTTAAATCGGGAAGCACTCGCCACACAAACCCAAAGTTATGGCCATCTCCAATGTCAAACTCTGACGATGAAATATAAGCATTCAGAGCAACAGCGGTCCCTGTTTCGTTGTCATTGAGCCCTTGTTCATGGCTCACCAAATTGTAAGAATACGTTGCAGCCAAAGGAGAAGGCTGCAGGCCAGAATCTAACCACGCAGTGCGGCCCATCGTGCCGTAGTACCACACGTTTTCAAGGTAGTTGTAAATGATATATCGGCCCACTGCTGTTGCACCTTCTGCGCAGTAGAACCACCACACCTCGTTAAAACCTTCGTTGGCTCCTGCAAACACCTGCAACGATTGCACCAAGTTAATGTCTTGGAACACGTACCTGCGCAGGTCGCAATTGAGCGTCTGAATGCGGCCATCGTACATGTAGAACTTGTCCACGCCCATCCAGTACACGATGCCCGATGCTTGGACCACGGCATTTGGACCAATAATCGATGTGCTGTCGCCAAGCAACTGGGAACCCCATACATATGGAGGGCCAAGGTACTGCAGCGAATACACGCTTGAGTCTGTGAACACCACAATCTCTTGACGCGTCTGAATTGTTGTAACAATCTCAGAACCATGCGACAAGCGAACGCTTCCCGCTTGATTAGTTGCCGTAGGTGTCCAGTTAAACGGATCATCCTGATTGGACCAACGAATTAACATTGGATCAAGCACCGCACTTCCGTAGTCATTTGTGCCAAAGACAATGATGAAACGAGAGACATCAGAAACTGTCAAAGCATTCTGATATACCGGCACATCCACAAGGTCAGAAATGTAGACACCTGTTCCGGTAGAAGTTGTATTAACAATGTTGCCTGCGCTGTCCAACAAATTACAGGTCAACCCCGAAACTTGATAAGCATAGTATGTCGTTGCAGCAGAAATGCCCGTTGGAAGGGACGTGGTCGCTGCAAATTGAACCGCAGCACCCTCTGTCAAAGGCACTGTCAAAGTCACGACAGTGGGACTTGCGTTTGTAAACGTTACCGTTCCGCCCAAGGTATTTAAAGCAACACCGCGTGTGGTCAAACCGTTTGTGGCATCCCAGTAATACAGGCCCGCGCCCCGCGGGCCGAAGACAAGATCTTCACCGTAGTTGATTTGATTCCACAATTGCAGCGGGACAGTTGTAGCACTGCCCACGCCCCAAGCACCGCTGCCCCAGCCGCCTGCGCCCCATCCTGTTAAAGGAATAACGGTTGCAGGACCCACATTAAGTTGATATGCAGCTACAACCGATGCTCCACCGCCGGCAGCAGCAGCATCTGTTGCATTGGCAGTAGCCGAAGCCGTGATGGTGTATGTGTTTACAGAAAGGACAGTTACTTGGTACTGAGCATTCAACACCGCTGCAGTAATGTTGCCGCCAAGACCTACCGCTCCGCTAAACGTCACAAAATCACCGGTTACGCAGCCATGCGCAGTATCTGTGACTGTGATGGTAGCTGAGCCATTAGTGGCTACAAACGGGTTATTGTTAATGGTTACCGTTGCGCGGATCGGGGTTACATCGTAATAAGCACCGCCAAGTTCAATGTAAAACTTTAAGTTTGTGCCAACACCAATCAGGTTGTAATTGATTAACGTCACCCAGTTCCACAGGGAACGGCACACACCCGTGAATGTTGTAGACGAAATACGTTGCCAGCCGCCAATACTTTCTGGGTTGCCTTGACGAAAACGGATCTTGTCGCACTCGTACCAACCACCCTCGGTGGTGTACCGTGTGTTCTCCCGGTTGACGCCCGGCTTTAACAGTATTTTTTGTAATGGCATCGGCAGTCCTAGGATAGAAACAGTGCTTTTTCAGCGTCCCTGCGCTTTTTTAGCCCTAGCAGTATTTTGCCACCAGCCATGCAATACAGCAAGAGCGCATCTGCTGCGCCTTCCCAATCACCACGGTTTATTTTCATCCGAATAGAAGAACGCTGAAAAGCCCCCACTCCGGCGTTGAAGGCAAAGCTGACACACGCGTCGAAAGCGCCTTGACGACCAGATAAAGCGGGAGCAAGTCGTAGAACACCGCGTTCAGTAGGGCCGACATCATCCTCGAATAGTTTCTCGATCTCTTCTTTAGTCCAGACACGGTTGTCCTCCGGTTTCAGTGGCATCTCTTTGCGGATCATTGGAGTGTCTTTACCTTCTACCCGGACTACAGGCAGGCGGATTTGATCTTGGTACAAAACGTGCCCATAACCAATCGTCCAAATGTGGGCTGGGCATAGGTACGGTTTAGTCCTGTACCCTTCCCACTGGTGCATTAACTTAGCGCCAGCTTCTCCCAGTTTCATTTCTTGCTCCAGCTTCTTGACCCGAACCAGAATCCAATGATGCCTCCAAGCATTGCCATCTCGTCAGTGCTAAACAGAATATCTGTCAAACGCACCAAGTCTTCCATGTTTGTAACCAAACTAGGACGAGTGTAGATGTAGTAAGCCATCCAAGCATTGATAGCACATAACTCCAGCACAAAGATGTAAGTGACCATTGGGCGCACAGTACCGACAAAGTTCACCACCCATGTGCTGGCGTTGTCCATAATCTTCTTGTCGTGGTCATAGGCGGCTACAGTCATCTGAGCATCTGTTTCCATAGCAATCTGGTCTGTGCGAATCTCTTCCATGCGCTCTTGAGCGGCAAAGCCTTGCGCCATCATCTGAAGTTGCAACTCCATCTGAACACGGGCAAGGGCTAACTCATGCTTCTGGTCAGCCTTGTTTTGGAAGAAGTCCAGTAGTTTAGGCAAGCCCGATATAAGCAAACCGCCAAGTGTTGAGAATAGTGAAAGCATCGTTAGTCCTTACATTTAGATTTGTCTTCATTTTGCATGAGTTTAATACCAGACAGGAACCCAATCATGCCGCCGATAAGAGTAGAAAAAGCGGGTGAAATCATCTTGAATATCTCTGCGTTGTCCACCTCTTTTGCCCACAGACCCAACATAAAGCTGATTACCATAGCCAATACGGAGAGACACAGGGTGGTGCTTACCATCAGCGTTACCCACAGCGTTAGCTTGTCCCTTGTATCCGGCGCAGGCTTCTTGGGTCTGGGTATCGGTTTTCTGGTCATACATAAATATCCAGCTTACGGTTGGTAAAAATCTCAAGGCTAAGTTGGTTGCGCTGCGCCTTCTTCACATACAACTCAAACTCAAGGGCTTCAATTTTTATATCCATCTTCTTCATCTTCAACGCCTGCTTGTAGTCTTCAGTTAGACGTTCAGCCCTGCGCTCAAGCGCATCTGTTTTAGTTGGCTCGCCCCCCGGTTGAACCATTGGATACCACTTGTATAGGGGCGGAATCATTGTGAATAAAGATCCAATAGATGTAATTTATGGGCACGGCTAACCAAAGCAGTATTTCCAATACATCAATCATTTCTTTTCCCGCTCAAGTGCATCTTTATATCCATGTACAACTTTGTTACGTAGCCATGTGGAATCTGCCGTACCCGCCCACTCGGACAAGTTGTTCCAGATGACTAAATATTCTGTTGATTTGCAACGGCCTGCGTTTTGATCCAGCCAAGCCATCATTTCTCTGTGCCGCAGTGTAGGGTCGTGAACGGTGTAAGCTATGCCATAGAACTCGCGCACATGACAGCCATTCTTGGCTACGGCCCCCACTAGCCCTAACAGCAGTAACAGAATGAGCCAACGCATTTATCACACCAAACTCCATGCAATGATGTATGTGCCAAAGATCACGAAGGCCACAAGAAGGGCCGCCGCAATAAATGCTTCAGCCCAGTCCCACATAATCAGTTAACGGTTACGTCAGTCACGGCCTCTTCAGGCTTGGCTTCTAACGCGGCTTTTAACATTGTGAAGAAGGCATCTCTGCCCACGGATAGCTGATCCAACTGAAATTTAGTTGAACCAATCTTGCGCTCAAGGTCTGCAACGTGATTCAGCAGTATGGTCTGTTGCTCCGTCATGTCTTCCACTTTGAACTCAACGCCGTCTATAGTTACGATTTGGGATTGTTGGTTTGCCATTTCGTATTTCCTTTTAAAGTGCCACCAAGATCGGGTGGTGGCTTCCCGTTAACTTA